TCTACAAGGGCGCTCTAAAAGATGGGTTTATGGACGCGTTGACGGACTAGAGGGCGCTCATATAGATAGAATAGGCGCTGGGTTTAACATACAAGGGACGGCGGCCATGGAAGGTGACAGCGATATCCTTATTGGTACTGGTACTCAGTTTCTAAGAGAGACTAGCCCGGGTGACATGATCACAGTTAATGATCAAAACTTTGGTATTGAATCAGTTGTAAGTGATACCGAGTTGAGACTTAGGTCTGAGGCTCGCAATTCATTTGGTGCTTCTGAAATATTCATTAGACCGGACGTTCCGCCACCATTCAGAAATAGAACTTTCGAACTAACTTCTCATGCTATATCTGAGACAGCTGCCGTGATTACAGAGGTTATACAACTTAATAGACTTAGAGTTGATGATAACTCTAGATTCTTTGTGGGCGATTTAATTCAGATTGGTTCAACTGGTGAGAATATTGAACTTAGGTCCGTAGGACAGGACGGTCTATTAGTTTTACAACAAAGTGCAGTTAATGTACCTGTTGTAGGAGATACTATTAATCGAGTTGCAGTTCAATCAATATTTATCGACGGCGAAGAAGTACTAGAAGATGACTTTACGGTTATAAACAACGTAGATGGTTGTACAGTTGTTATTGACGAAGATGCTGAGCAGAATATAGCCGAGATACTAAGAACTAACGTTCAAGCTCGCTTTATTAATGGTAGCCGTAGTATCCAAATTATGGGTGAGACTGATAACATAGAAGACGCTTTACAAGCCCGCTCATTAGTTAGATCTAGTGCTATTACTTCAACTACATTCCATGATGTATTAGGTCTAGAGGACGTAGATAGTACCGAAATTGACTTTGAAGATCACTTAAACGCTAACTTCCCAACTATCATTGTTAATAGTTTTGATTTCTTACCTTTACCGGGAGAAGTAGGGCGTACATACCAAGTATTAAACTTAAATACATTATATTCTTTTGACGGTAGTGCATATAGATTTAAATACGATGCCGGAATGACTATTACAATTGATTTAGATGATATTGGTGAGTGGGTTACAGATATCACAGCAGTTAGTCGCGTATTAGGTGACTCTTACATCGAGATAGCCAGTGCATTACCTCGCCCAGCAACAAATCAAGATACCATCCAAGAGTTGGAAGTTTTAAGGGTCCGCGAAGTGATTACAGAGCCTACTTCAAACGGTACTATTGAATATAGAGTTCCAAATTATATAGCTGATAACACTTCAGTTTCATTTAATGTATATGGTAAGACTAAAGATGGTACAGTGACTGGGGATTTAATACGTACTGGAGCTGAAGCAGTTTTAGATATGATTAAGGCGATCGGAATAGTTGATATTAACTTACCTCAGTTCGAGAAAGCCAGTACTGACGCCAATCAGTTGCTATCATTAAGTATACCACAAACTCCAGGCCGTCAAACGCAAAACGTGAGAGAAGCCGTGGACCTTATTAATCGTAGCGTTATTGGTTCATTAAATATGGATAATAACTTAGATTTACAATATGTTATTATTGAACCACAAATAGACGAACGTTTAATACCAGAAGTGATGGATAGTCATGTAATTGACTGGAAGGTTATCACTATTAATGGCGACATTATCTCTGATATTGGCGTGAACTACAGACATCAAGATTATAAGTTAGCTGACGAGGGTCTAGGTTCTGAAAATATAGAACATAACTACGAGTTCGTTAATAAATACATTGGTACAACTGCTCGTGATGATATAAACGTATATTTCTATCATACATTTGATGCTGAAATCAGGGCACATAGAGAAGCGTATTACAATTCTCTGAGTCGTTCTGACATTACGTTTGAATCAGACCTTAGACTAGAGAACCTAGCTATTGGGGTAAGAAAGTAACTGGCACTAGAATTACATATACATGTACAGATTACGGTAATATATACAATAGAAGTAATATCATCACTAGAGACGACGCACCTTGTTATGAGGATGCAACTGACGATGAGAAATTAAGATTAGGATTTATAACAGATAACCGTGGAATTGTTGACGATGACGAAGATACCAACAACGTCCATTTGATAAACTAGGGAGCGCATATGTCAGATACATATATAGCATTAAGAGACGAAGATATCGAGGCCGGTAAGCCGACCAAAGAAGAGATCTTTAAACGCATACAAGAAAACCAAGATTGTTTCAACACTGATATTGAGTTGTTAAAGCAGACCGCTGGATTAGATATATTTAATATCAAGTTCGCAGGTAATATTGGTCAATATTCATTACAAGAAGTGAGCCAAAGGGTGCCTGTTTACAGAGCTAACTTAGCTGCTACGATTACCCAATTTAGAATAGCTTTATTAAGTTCTAGTACTTCTGGTATTATACAAGTCGAGCTTGAGCGATCTACAGACGAGGGTGCCAATTGGAGCGGTCTATTACTGTCACCAGTTGAATTAACTGGAGTTATACCTGGTAGTGTAAGTGGTAACGTTAATTTCATATCACCGGCCTCTCAGGAGTTCAATCAGAACGATTTATTAAGAATTAGAATTATAGGTTTACAATTAGATCAAGGTGAGTTTCATATCGCCGTATCAGGGGAGTTAGCGTAATGAGTGGAAGTATAGCATTTTTTCCTAATAAGGATACAATAACAAGTGAAGAGCGTTTTACAAATGGAACGTTTACAGTACCACAAGGTATTAATCATTTATTAATAGCTGGTGCCGGTGGAGGCGGTGGTGGACAGTCTGGTAATGGAGATAATAACTTCGCTCAGTCTGGAGAAGGCGGAGGAGGAGTAATACCTCACCCAATATGGGTAAGAGTTAATCCTGGCGACGTTTTAAACTATACTTTAGGTACTGGTGGTATAGGCGGAGCTGCTGGCGTTAACTTTAGTAATGGTTCCGATGGTGGTCAAACTGTTGTAACACTTGCTGACGGTAACTCTGTTGTATTCGACGGTGGTCGTGGTGGTGGAAATGGTTCCACAGAAGGGTTCTCAACTGCTTATGGTTCACATACACGTGGTGGTGGTCGTATATTCAACGGTCAAGCTGGTAACGGTCGTGACTTAGGTTTAGGTCGTGGTGGTAATCCAATTAACGGTTCTAACGGTGGTATATCTGCCGGTGGAGGCGGCGGTGGAGCCGAGGGTTCTGGTGATGATAATGGGATTAACTCTGGTGCAGGTGGAAATGGTGGACCGGGTATGGTTATCTTCATGTGGTCAGAAAACAAATAATTTACCACGAACAAAGTAAATAGACATAAAAAAGCCCGGAATACATAAGTAAACCGGGCAAATTTAATCGATCATAGTAAAATTTAGCCCCTCTGGATACTCTCCCTATCCTTTGGGGCTTTTCTTATATACGATCTTTATTTCTAGCTAAACTGAAATTCGGGAATATACCAACATCTAATACTAATTTAAAGATATCTATAGTGCTGTGTATTCTTTTATAGAAATGAGGTTTATAATATTCACCATTAAAGTTTTCCCTTAACGATAACGAGTCTTTACCTGACTTGAATATGTATATCTTATCACCTTCTTGTACAACTTTATCACCATATGCTTCTCTAATTCGCACTTCATTAGTTCTATCGCCTTCCAGCACAGCCTTAGTAATGGTTTTTTTAGAGCACCACTTAGTAATGTCCTGTATATTACCAGCCTTCATGATATATTTCAAGTATGTATCATATATAACATCTTTACGCTTAGCTAGTATATTATCTATGATTTCTAACATCATTTCTTTAAGAATAGGTTCTTTTTTGGCGTCCTTAATAGAACCACCTTTGTATTTGATCTTCTTACCTTGTACAGTAACATAGTTCTTAGCTTTAATCACTAGAAACTTATCATAGACACCGTCATCTTCCCATACAATCATGTCATCAAAGTTATCATTAATTTTATCAATAGTCTCTTGAAAGTTTTCCAACTTCTTGCCATTACTAAAGCTAAATGAATCGGTATCAACGTTTACAATGTCGTAACCATTACTTTCTGCCCAGTTTATACCTGTTGTAAGAATTTCTCTACCTATTCTAGTAACTAGAGCTGCATCTTTAGGTGAGTTGTAATTAAGTCCAGAACTCCCTAGGAAGCCGTATGCTGAATTTATAATGATCTTCTGTGCCTTCTCAAGCATCCCTGCCTCTACGTCCCCTGCTGCCCCCTTAGCTTTGTTCTTAAGGCGCTCCTCGGTAAATACTTCAACCATCTTTAAGAAATATCCCTTAGGGTCCTTAGATTTATTAGTAATCTGGTGTTGACGTATAATTGAAGGGTATAGTGATGCAACATCTACCTTATAGACGTTAGAATAAAGCCCCGGGTTACCAAAGGATATAGCACCTTCATAACTAACGCGCTGAGATGCTCTAGCTATTGAGTGTCCTTCTTGGAGGTAAGAGCGGACCATAAAGCTATTAACTTGGGCTCCCGAGGCTCGATTGATTATCTTTTGTAGGCTCATTGGTATTGAGCGATTTAAATAGAAATAACTTGGTATCATTAAATCGAATAACTTTAATGCATCATCACCATCATCTTTACAATATTGACAGAAGTCGTCCCACACTTTCTTACCAGACGTAAATGTCTTACCTGGAGGGTATTTCTCCCAGTCCCACTTAATGCGACCTTCCTTTTCTAAACCTTCATGTTCGATTATAGGTTTCAAACCATAAGATTCATAATCGCGACCATTAGGTGTTGCAAATTTAATAGCCAAAAACATGGTGTCTACAACTTCCCTACCAAATATAGTACAATCTGTATATGTATAGCTCTGTGAACCATCTTTACGGAACTCAGACTCGTACTTATTAAAGTAAGCTGAAGAGCCGTCACGACCTAAATGTAACGGGCCGTCCGCACAGAACTTCAAATAAGGTAAATCAAAGCCGAATATATTGTGACCAGTTAAAACATCGGGGTCCATTTCTCTAACGAATGAACACCAGTCTGCGATCATATCTTTGTTGCAAGCCTTAGTAGTTTTTTTATCTGATACATAATCATCGTATTTAAACAATCTACGTTGGATATTACCATGATGGTCGCGAAAAGTATTCGATATAAGGGTAACAAATGACCCATTATCATGCGTTAAACCAGTAGTTTCTATATCAAATGATAGTATATTTAAGTCTTCAGGCTTCATGCCTTTAAAATATGTCTGACCATTGCGAGTCATGTACTGCTCGGGCTTGTTGTTAATAGTCATTATATCTTTCTTATCTTGCTTGGCATAACGCTTGGCTGTATTCCACTCTTGATTAGTTTTGTACGGTTTAACGTACTTATAGTGGTTTTTACCTTCAAGGATAATGTCACCTTCGGAATAGTCTGGTTTAAGTATATAATACTTCATGGGAGCTGTTTCAACTCTCAGTCCACCAGGCATACGCTTATATATAAATACCTCGTCCTTTTTAACTGAAATGTTAACTATATAATCCGTGTCATCTTTACCGTACATTAAATTATTCATTTAAATCCTTTATATAATTTATCTATATAATCTTTTGTATACAGATAATCTGTATTACCATTAAAATTTTTATTTCGATAGTGTTCCATTTCTTTATCTAATGTAAAATCACTATACCAATCTCCGAATTCATTTCCGTAATTTTCTGTAATATATTTATTTGCTATACAAACTTGACATTCGCATTTAGTAGTCATCGTCATCTCTCTTTTCACCTAAGGTGTATGATTGGGTATCCCAGTCGAACTCTAATGGGTGGTCCCAATAGTTAACTAATCCAGAGCCAGCTTTACCCATATACCCTTTGTTTATATGATGTATAACCATTACATGGGCGCCAGTTCTACGGGCAATCTCTCTCAACTTAACTAATTCTTTGTTTACAGAGTTATAGTCGTTTAAATCGCCAATATTACAGAATAATGCCATAGTATCAACAACTACAAAGTCTAACTTATGTTCTAATACAACCTTCTCTAGATTTTCGTATCTCTTCTCGAAGTTTTTAAAGCCGCCAGCATGGATAAGTAAAGGGTCACCCTTCTTAATACCAACTTGAGCGAACTGTTCTTTAATTAGAGGTACAAACTCTTCTAATGCTAAATATAATACGTTGGCTTTCTGTGTCGAACGCCCGAAGAAGTCTTCTCCATTGATTACATGCTTACATAACTGTCTAATAATAGTTGATTTACCTGCCTTAGGGTCACCACCTATAATACTAAAGCCGCCCTTCATTAACATACGGTCCATAAACCACTCTACAACTTCTTTTGACTCGTATATTTCATCGATAGTCTGTAGGTTAAAGCATGACCCATCATCGCGAGCTTCATACCTCAATTCTTTGTTGTAAACAGAATCTACAACTCTTAGGTCTGATTCGTCTAGGTATCCTGTAGGCTTTGAGAGTAAAGCTATGGTCTCTTCTTTATCATAACCCTGTTCACGAATATCAATAGCTGCCTTAGATAAAGCGCCGTTCCATAGGCCGTCAGGGGCTCCAAACGTGATAAAATCTAGTGTATGTCTAGCTAATTTACCTTTAGTTGCAACTTCTTTTACTTCTTTTTTCTC